TGGGTATTTACCCATGTGGAGATCGATCAATTTTTATCAGTAGCAACAATTTGTTGCTCGAGTCTGAACAGACTCTTTATAGGTATTTTATGAAACTCATTTAAGACAACCATGTCTTCCGGGTTTCTACCCGTGAAGTTATTTGTCTTACTTGAGTTTATTGTTAAAATTGTTATATAGAGTGTGTTGACTCGTTCAATGTATTGCAAAATGTTACGTGATAAAGTTGGTGATCTGACCCAGTTTTATTATCTATTTACGTCTTTGCTAACCATGCAATTTGTTGGCGTATCTTAGTTCTTAAGGTTAAACTAATTACTTTAATGGACATAAACTGAATAATGATAGGATCAGCCTTTCTTTGATTTATTTGTTTATAGTTTATAGTACGTAAACCCGTACTTTGTCCGTGAGTGCTCTTACTAATCACCCAGAAGCATATATATGTCTGGTGAGATTTGAAGCTGTCATTTACAGCCTTCATGAAATGAGGAAGAACCTGTATTCATGTCGTATTCCAGATTTGAGATAGTAACTCAATATCTGAGGAGTTTTTCTTTCTTACTCAATGGAAATAGAAAGAGTTGTTTTGGACGTTTACAAACATCTTAAACGATCCCGTGGCAACCCCTTTCGAGGGAGGGGCCTACCCTAGACAAGACTCATTAGTCGGCGTGTAGTGTATACCTTATGTGAGCGTAATGAACTCATGTCTTTTGACAAGCATAAGGCTTAAGCTATACTAACCGGTAAGGTGAGAGACCCACCCCGCCTGCGGTGAATAATTCTCGATGACCCTTGTGATTAAGTCGCACTTTGTGTGATGAAAGCTTTTGTGTCGAAGCTTAATGGTCTAACCATTTTGCAGGTTTCTGCGAATTGGTTCCATTGAGCTTGTCGTTTTTATTCTTATGAAAAATGTCAAGCTATGGAACTTCTCTCGTGTGTCAAAATAACAACACTAATAATAATGAGGGTGTTGTACCCCAAGGGGGAAATTACTCATTACAATCTGGGGTCTATGACCCCAAAACCGCTGCTCGTTCTAAGTTTCAACAAGGACGCCGTAGCAAACGTCAGGAGAAGGTAAAGAATTTGCGTCGCGATGGAAAAGATGTTCCCAAGCATCTTCCCAAACCTCGCAATGGACTTATTTCTCCGTCTTCGAAGTATGAGAAACATTCTATGGTGGAATATTATCCACAATGTCTTGTTTCTTATGCTACGTCGACCTTTAGTCAATTCAAACCTGACAAACCAATTTCTGCTTTATTGCAAATTTTGGAAGTTTTAGGTGCACTATCTATTTCTTTACCCAAATGTGGCTCTTCGTCAGAAGTGGCTGCACAGTTGGTTTTAGGAATTCGTGCTTTGACTAATGGTTCAATTACAGAGAACCTTTTGAAGAGTGCTTCAACTATTGATTGGTTGAAGAAGCTCTTTGGATATAATGTTTTTGAACCTCAATCAGGACTCGGTGATGCTGAGTCTTGGTTGAATCTTTTGCCTAAAATGAAAGATAATTGGGAAGCTGTTCGAAACGCACCTGTGTTCGAAAAAGTCTCCAATGTCATCACTTTGGCTGCCTCTTTGGGTTTGTGTAGTGTTACAAATCTAAAGTGGTCTGTTGGTGGTGTTGATGTGTTCCGTGTTGGAACACTTCAAAAACATGCTAGTGCTGCAGATTTTTGCAGTGCTGTCATGGATACTATCATTGCCTTTATTGAGGGTGGCTATGAATGTTTTCGTCAACGTTCATTTCGTCCACTTTTGTTTTCTACAGAAGAAAGCAAATTGTTGGATGAATTATATTTTCCGTTGATGGAACTTCATGAGCATGCAATGGTCTTTAATTTGCATTCGAAACCTATTGCTATTCGTGGTGAGACTCGTCCCATCACGGATTTGGAATATGGTTCGTTGTTAAATGAAGCCATTGATTTGGCCGAGAGGGCTTACAAGTCTTCACGTGGTACATGGCAACAAACTGTCTTAGATAAACGTTTGACTGTCCTGAGACAGAATCGTGCTGCATATGAGGCCAAGCGTATTGATGGTTCAATGCGCTATGCTCCTTTTTCCATTTATGTATATGGAGAATCTGGCGTTGGAAAATCAACTGTCGCTTCTGTTTTGATGGCAGATTGTCTTAGGGCTGCCGGAGCTAACCCAGACCCAAAGCATACTGCTATCATCAAAGAATCTGATAAGTTTGATTCTGCCTTGAAGGGAGATACTGAAGGTATCTTCCTTGATGATATGGGTAATACCAAAGCCGATTTTCTTGAAAAATCACCTACTGAGCGTTTGATTGATATTAATAATAATATGATAACCTATGCCAATAAGGCTGATCTTCATGAGAAAGG